CAGACATTAAAACTTTAAACAAAGCAGTCGAAATAGGACTAAAGGCATGGTCTAAAGCTATAGACCCACCATTATTAGTACAAGATGATGGTGTTATAGGTAGAGTAAGAATGACACCTGGTGGTATTACAGTTATTAGAAATGATTCAGCAGTCAAACCTTTTATTGCTGGAGCAAATATGCAGCTTACAGATTTAAAAGAGAATCAACTTAGAACTGCTATTAGACAAGCATACTATTCAGACCAACTACAATTACAACAAGGACCACAAATGACAGCTACAGAAGTACAAGTAAGATACGAACTTATGCAAAGACTATTAGGTCCTACACTTGGTAGATTCCAGTCAGAGTTTTTAAATCCACTTATTGAAAGAGTGTTTGGAATTATGAGTAGAGCTAATGCTTTGGTTGAGATACCAGATATATTAAATGGTCAAGACATTGATATAGAATTTATAGGTCCGTTAGCCCGTTCTCAAAGAATGGAAGAGGCTGTAGCAGTAGAAAGATTGTATCAACTTGCTATGCAAGTAGCACAAATAGACCCTAATATTATGGATGTTATTGACCACGATAAAGCAGTAAGAATGAGAGCAGAACTATTAGGTGTTCCGAAAAATGTCTTACGAGGTGTAGAAGAAGTTCAAGAACTTAGACAAGCCAAAGCAGAAATGGCAGCTATGCAACAACAAGTTATGATGGAAAAAGAACAGGCAGCAATAGCAGCACAACAAAGTACAACAGCTAGAAATATGGCACAGCCTGAAACTAAACAGTTACTTGATGAAGCAGAAGCTATAGCTGCAGCTGAAGAGGAAGGTATTCAATAATGAAGCCAGAATATGGTAATGACAATTTAGATGCTGATGTGTTTAATGATACAGCAGAAAAAAGTTTAAAAATTTTAGCTGAATCTTATAAGTTTACTTTTTCTTCTGACGAAGGAAAAAGAGTATTAGAAGATTTAGAACAAGCATATTATCATAGAATCTCTTTTAGTAGAGACCCCTATGCGACTGCTTTTAATGAAGGACAAAGAGCAGTCATAGTCAGAATAAAAAATCTTTTAAAGGAGGATAATAACAATGGCTGACGAAACAATGACCACCGAATCAACAGATAGCCCACAAACAGAACAAAATTCAGAATCTGTTCTAGGGTCTGGTTCAGTAGGTGATAATCGAGATTGGAGGGAATCTTTACCTGAAGAACTTAGAAATGACCCTACTTTACAAAACTATAAGGATGTTGAATCACTTGCAAAAACTGTAGTGCATCAACAAAAAATGATAGGTAGTAGAGTACCATTACCTAAAACTGAAGAGGAGAAAGCAGAACTGTATGGCAAATTAGGCAGACCAGAAGAACCTGCTAAATATGAAGTTGCAGTTCCAGAAGATTATCAACAATATTTTAGGGAAGAATCTATGAATGAGTTTAGAAATGTAGCTCACAAAATAGGTTTAAATAATGAGCAAGTACAAGCTCTTATGGACTTTCAAATAAATGAAATAAACCAACAAGCCCAAGGATATGATGCTTCTGTTGTCAATCAGAAAGAAGAAGTAGAACAAGCCCTTAAACAAGAGTGGGGGTATGATTATGACAAAAATGTAAACTCTGCTCTAAGAGCTGTAAAAGTCTATGGTGATGAGGAAGTACAAGAATTATTGCAGGGAGAGTTAGGAAACAATCCAGCATTAATTAAAATGTTTGCTAGATTAGGAAAAGAAGTTACAGAAGATATGGCACAAAACACACAGAATAATACACTAGCCGTCTCTGCTTTAGATGCAAAAGAAGAAATAGCTAACATTATGAATAATCCTAAGCATCCATATTTTGATGGCAGACACAGAGAACATAAAGAAGCTGTAGAAAAAATGCGACAGTTACATGAAAAAGCATTTGGCACAGGCTAATTTTTTGTGATATAATTTTCGTACCAGTTCGCCCAGCAGGATAACGATATGGTAGCCGTGTGTGGCTATAAACCATAGGTTTCCCTTTTTGGATAAAAACCGAGAGACTAAAAATTATTTTATGGAGGACTGAATTATGTCAGTACAAATAACTACAGCTTTTGTCGAACAGTACAAAAGCAATGTTTTTCATTTGGCACAACAAAAAGGTTCGAGATTAAGAGATGCTGTAAGAACTGAAACAGTTAATGGTAAAGCCCATTACTTCGAAAGAATCGGTACAACTGCAGCACTAAAAAGAACATCCCGTCATTCTGACACTCCAAGAGTTGACACTCCTCATTCAAGAAGAAGGGTAACTATGGAAGATTATGACTGGGCAGATTTAATCGACAACGAAGATAAAGTAAGGATGCTTATAAGTCCTGAATCAGAGTATGCACAAGCTGGTGCTTGGGCAATGGGAAGAGCAATGGATGATGCAATTATTGATGCAGCTTCTGGTAATGCCTTTGGTGGTGTTGCTGGTGGTTCAACTGTAGCTTTACCATCTGGGCAAAAAATTGCTCATGGTTCTGCAGGTTTATCAGTTACTAAACTTATCGAAGCCAAAGAAATTTTAGATGCTAATAGTGTAGACCCTGAAGAAGCCAGGTTCTGTGTTGTTACATCAAAACAGCTATCAGACTTGTTAGCAATTACTCAAATTACATCTGCAGACTTTAACTCTGTTAAAGCATTGGTGCAAGGTGATATAGATACTTTCATGGGATTTAACTTTATAAGAACTGAAAGACTAGACACTAACTCATCAAGTAACAGATTAGTTTTAGCATTTGCTCAATCTGGTATAGGCCTTGCTGTCGGCCAAGATGTTCAAACTAGAATATCTGAAAGGGCAGACAAAAATTATGCAACACAGGTATTCTTGTCAATGACTATCGGTGCAACTCGTATCGAAGATGAAAAAGTTGTTGAGATAGAATGTACTGAAAGTTAATAGGAGGAATCAAAAATGGCAACAGCTAAATCAGTAGAAATAACAGCACTTGATGCTTCGCCTAGAGAGGTCCTAGAAACTGGAAGTTTAGAGGGCAGAATGCGAGTGGCAAGTGGAACGATTGCAGCTGGAACAGGCGACATTGATAATGATGATGTATTAATGATGGTACAAATCCCATCTAATGCAAAAGTATTATCAATCAAACTATTCAATGACGATTTAGATTCAAATGGCTCACCATCATTGGCAGCCAATGTAGGTCTATATTATGAGAATGGTACTGTTCTTGATGAAGATTGTTATGCAACAGCTATAACAACTTTACAAGCTGCAGAAACTAGTGGAGCTGAAGTTGCTTTCGAGGCAAGAAATGTTAATGCAGTTTCTAACTTTGCTTGGGAAGATGGTGGTTTATCCACAGACCCAGGTGGAGCTTTAAGAATCGCTTTAACTATGTCTAATGCAGCAGCAACAGCAGCAGCTGGTGATGTAACACTAATCGTTACATATGTTGTAGACTAAAAACAACAAGAGGGGGTAGTTTCGGCTACCCTCTTACAAGGTGAATTATGGCAACAGAAGTTTCAATATGTTCAAATGCACTTAGAAGATTAGGAGATGACCCTATAACTTCGTTAACAGAGGATTCAGAAAGAGCTAGACTTTGTAATGCTTTTTACGAAGATGCAAGAGATGCTTGTTTAAGAAGTCATCCATGGAATTTTGCAATAACAAGAGCAACTTTAACACAACTATCTTCTACTCCTGCATATGGTTATGATTACCAATATGCTTTACCAACTGACCCATATTGTCTTAGGGTATTATCTATGGAGTTTGAAGATTATATTTTTAAAATAGAAAATTTAGCAACTGAGGGTAGAGTGTTATTATCAAATGAAGATACAGCAAAGATATTATATATAGCAAGAATTACAGATACAGCATTATTTGATTCAATGTTTGTAGATACATTAACAGCAAAACTAGCAGCAAATCTTGCATACCCAATAACAAATAGTGTTACATTACAGACACAAATGGAAAAATTATATGAAATAAAACTTTCTGAAGCTCGTAGTATTGATGGACAAGAAGGGTTTATTGATGACCTTGTTTCAGATACATTTACGGACTTTAGAAAATAATGGCAGTAGTATCACCTTTTCAAACAAACTTTACAGCTGGTGAATTATCACCAAAACTAGCAGGTCATATTGATTTTGATAAGTACAGAAATGGTGCAAATACTATGGAGAATCTTGTTGTGCAAACACAAGGTGGTGCTACAAGGAGACCAGGCACTAGATTTGTAGCAGAAGTAAAAGATTCTTCTAAATCTACAAGACTTATACCCTTTGAATTTAATATTACACAATCATACTGTATAGAAGTAGGCGACCAATATATGAGATTTTTTAAAGATAGAGGTCAAATAGTTGAAGCTACTAAGTCTATATCTGCTATTACAAAAGCAAATCCAGCAGTTGTTACAGCTACTTCACATGGTTATAGTGATGGCGACCATGTTTGGATTAATGATGTTGTAGGTATGACAGAAGTAAATGGCAGAAGATTTACTGTAGCAAATAAAACAACACATACATTTGAACTATCTGGTGTTAACTCTTCAAATTACACTACATACAGTTCTGGAGGCACAGCAGCAAAGGTTTTTGAAATATCTACAAGTTATACTCAATCACAAATATTTGATTTAAAATTTGCACAATCAGCAGATGTTATGTTTATAGTTCATCCTTCACATGAACCAGCAAAACTTTCAAGGACAGGGCATACATCCTGGACACTTGCAGATGTAGACTTTGAAAAAGGACCATACCTAGACACTAATACTACAACTACAACTTTAAACCCAGGTTCATCTGGAGTTGGCACAGGAGTTGCATTAGTTGCATCTGCAGATTTATTTGCATCAACTGATGTTGGTAGGCTTGTAAAATTACATAGTGGTCATGCAAAGATAACAGCATTTACAGATGCACAAAATGTAACAATACAAATACTTACAGCTTTAGATGCTTCTACAGCAACAACAGATTGGCAACTAGGTAGCTGGTCAAACACAACTGGCTTTCCAGAAACAGTTTCATTCTTTGAACAAAGATTAATTTTTGGTGGAACAACAAGTTTACCACAAACTATATTTGCATCTCAGTCAGGTTTGTTTGAAAATTTTGATGTAGGTTCATCAAATGCAGCAGATGCTTTTATATATACAATAGCAGCTAATAGAGTAAATAAAATTAGATTTTTAGCACCTATTAGAGATTTGGTTATTGGAACAGCAGGTGGTGAGTTTAGAGTTGACAGACCAAATGGTGAACCTTTAACACCAACAAATGTAAATATAAAACAAGAAACAACTTTTGGTTGTCATACAGTTCAAACTATGCAAGTAGGTCCGAGTATTTTATTTGTGCAAAGACAACAAGAAAAGCTAAGAGAGTTTGGATATACATTCCAAAATGATGCTTATACTGCACCAGATATGACTTTGTTAGCTGACCATATTACAGAAGGTGGTGTAGTAGATGTTGAATATGCACAAGAGCCTGATTCTATATATTGGGCTGTAAGAACAGATGGAGTGCTTTTGGGCATGACATATCAAAGAGAACAAGATATAGTGGGGTGGCATAGACATTTAATAGGTGGTAAAGGACAATCTTGTACTGTTACAGTTACAGACTATGATAATACAGTATCAGGAACAAAATTAACTTTTACAAAATCAGATGGCACTACTGTTACATTTACATCTACAACAGGTACTGCAGGAACAAATGAGTTTAAAACAGAAACTAATAACAACACAACAGCAAGTAATTTACAATCTGCTATAAATGGTCATGCAGATTTTACAGCTACAGTTTCTAGTGCTGTAGTAACTGTTACAGAAACTTCACCAGAAAGTACAGGCTTCTTAACAGTAAACAGTCAGGATTCTGTTCGTTTGGAAGTAACAAATGAAACTCATGCAAAAGTACAAAGTGTTACATCAATTACAGAAACAAATGAGAATGAAGTGTGGATAGTAGTAGAAAGAATTATTAATGGTTCTACAGTTAAATACATAGAATATTTAGATTCTACTTTAAATCAAGATTCTGGTTTATCAGGAACAGTTACAGGTTCATCTACAACAGTTACAAGTCTTGACCATTTAGAAGGTGAAACAGTACAAATACTAATTGATGATGCAGTATATCCAGCACAAAAAGTAACAAATGGAGCAGTTACAGTTAGCCTTCCAAGTACATTTGCAAGTAAAACAATAGAAGTAGGTTTAGGTTTTGTATCTACACTTAAAACTTTAAACATAGAAGCAGGAGCAAGTACAGGTTCAGTAGCACAAGCCAGGAAAAAAAGGTATAATGAAGTCATTGTTAGACTTCTGGACACAGTAGGTGTAACTATTAATGGAGACCAAATGCCATTTAGAAGTTCGGCAGACGAAATGGGTCAGCCAATACCTGCATTTACTGGAGATAAAAGAGTAACAAATTTAGGATGGGATAGAGAAGGGAAAATCACAGTACAACAAACACAACCTTTACCCTTTACTATTCTTGGTATAACAGGGAAAATTAATACAAGTGGATAGGAGGAATACATAATGCCACCACCAGTTTGGCTTGTACCAGCTTTAATAGCTGCAGGAACAGCAATAAGCTACTATGGTAGTTTGCAACAGCAAAAACAAATTAGTAGGGCTACAAGAGCTGATAAAGTTGCAAGAGAAGAAAGAGCAAAACAACTTGCTGTTATTGCTGCAGAACAAGGTATAAGAAAATTATCTGCACAAAGAGCGAGAGCAGCAGCTGCAGGTCTTGCACCACTCACAGGCTCAACATTATTAGATATGCACAAAACAGTAGATGAAATAGAAACAGCTAAATTCTTTGCATCAAAAGCATTAGAGTATGATTTAAAAGCAATAGATACTAGAGGTGCTTTAGCTGCTTCGCAAGAGGCTTATCAAAGAGGAACTAATTTATTAGGAGGAGGAGCTTCATTCTTTGCTGCAGGTAAAGAAAGTGGATTGTTTGCATAATGGCTATAAAATTAGAAAAAAGAGCTAAAGGTGGAGGAACTGATATTGATATTGGTAGACAAACAGGAATTGCAGGTGCAACTCTACCTCAAGAACAAATACCTGAAACAAACATGACAGGAATAGTACGAGCTACTAGGCAAAACATTGAAGCAGCACAAGGTAGTGTAGAAGATGTTGCAGGAGTAGTACAAGCCTATGAAACTGCACGACAAGAAAATGTAGGAGCAGAAAGAAAAATAATTACAGATAATGCTTTAGATGATGCTGCAGCAGAACTTGCAGGTTTTACAGGACCTATTGATGAATTTAGAAAAGAAATTAATCGTAGAGAACAAGATGTTTTAAAAAAAATAGAAGGTTTGTATGCAGATGCAAATGACACTATGGGTTTAAAATATTATAAAGAAAATATATTACCAAATAGTGTTGGTAGTTATAGAAATAAAACTTTTTCTGATTACCGAGCTAGAATTATACTTGATGCTAGTACAAGATTAGAAAACGAAGTAAAGACTATAGACAAAAATATTGCTGATATTAAAGTTAAAGATGCAGCTGGGTTCTTTTTAAGAGCAGAATCTCTTCGTAAACAATTTGGTGAAGTAAATGACAAATTTACAAATTTTGGTAAACAAAATTCTAAAACACCAGAACAAATTGATGAAGATATTTTTAAACAATTTTATAAAAATCAAGGTGTTGAAGATGATTTAGGATTGTTTGACTATTCAGTCATTGCAAATGAAATAAGAAATCCAAATTATGATTGGGAAAAAAATGCAAATGCACCAAAACTTACTGGCGACCAAAAAGACAGTCTCATAAAATATGTAGACGACTTACAAAAACAATATATAAAAGATAGAAAAATAAAAGAAGCTAAATTTAATAATGCCTTATCATTAGAATATTTTGAAAGTATATCAAAACTTCATGATTTGCCACCAGGTGCAGAGAAAGATGAATTAGCAGAAAAAATTAGAAAACAAATAGATGGTGCAGAAGGTCAACCAGGTTTATTAACACAGTTTTATGGTACAGCTTCAGAAAGAACTACACAGCTTAGAGTAGTAAAAAACTATTTTGAAAATGCAAGTAACAATCCTTTAGAAAATTCTAATAGCACTTTGTATAACACAATATGGGAAAAAATAAATTCTGGTGAGATAACAGATATTACCACAACTTTTAATGGACCAGGTGCAATAGGTCAAACATCTATAATGTCTTTAATAAATGCAGAAAATGGTATTACTATAGAAGATTCAAAACAAATGAGAGCTGTTTTAAATGACACAGGATTTCGAGCTAGGATTTCTGAGCAAAAAAAATTAATAGATAAAATAGTAAAAATAGTACAAGACGAAATACAAGCTGGTCAAGATTCAAGTTTAAGTGCATTTAGTTTAAGAAAAAGTACGATTGAATATTATACAAAAAAATATATTTATAAAAAATTACAAGATAAAGACTATGACTTAAATCAAATGTTAAATGCACAGAGTGAAGAATATCCAAATGCAGGTGGCAGAATTAATAATGAATTAGATACATACAATGAAATAGATATAAAAATAGATGATACATTAAGAAGATTTAGTGACAATAAAAAAAGTGATAACAAAAAGGTAAAACTTCCTAAGCTCATACCTAACAAATTTGGTGGCACACATGATAAAAACAAACTTATAAAAGATATTAAATCTGGAGCAATTACCTATCAAGAAGTTGTAAGCAGTTTTCCTGCAACAACAACAGATGCACTTTTCGAAGAAGCAGGAATTGAAAAGGATTAATAATGGCAGAAACAGAAGTAAAAGAGGTAGAAGAAAAAATAGAAGATGAGACTTCTGTTGATGAAACAGTTGAAGATGAAGTTATAGATGTAGAAATAGAATCAGATAAAATACCTCGTAGTCTACAAGGGAGTTTAGTTAATACAGATTTACCACCAAGTTTACAAAATAGTGTAGTAACCCAAAGATTTAAACCAGGTACAAAAAATCCTTTTTTTGCAAGACCACAAAAGAAAACTAGACGAACATTAAGAGAATATTTTACTAGCATAAAAGAATCATTTGTTGGTGAAGAATTTGAATTTTTAAGGTATTTAGAAAGAGGATTTGGTAAAACAAATATAAATCTTGCATTACAATTTCATTCAGATGGAGAACTAGGATTTGATTACAAAGATGCTTTTGATTACGAACCAGAAGATACAGGAATACTAGAAAGGTTTTTAGAAAGTGGTGCTGCATTAGTTGGAGATATCCCTACATTTGTAGCAGGTGCAAAAATAGGTGGACCTTTTGGTATTTTTACAGGAGCTGTTTTAAATGAAACTATAAAATCAATGTACTTAGCAGCTTTAGATGATGGAGAAGTAGATGATTTTCAAGATTTTTGGAGATTGTTTATTGAAGAAGGAGTATTAGTTGAAGCTCTAAAAGAAGGTACAAAAAGTGGTGTAATACTATCTAGCACTTTAGGTGCTTCTAGGTTTCTAAAAGCAGCAGGATTTAAAGGAGATTTAAAAGTTGGTTTGCCAGGGGATAAGGTTAGAACAAGAGGAAGGCAAAGACAACTAACTATACCAGGAAAAGCCAGAGATTTTGCACAAGATACACTTGCACAAGTTGCAACATTTAATGCTATGGGTGCAGTTCTTAGCGACCAAGTTCCTACAAAAGAATCTATTATAAATGATTTCTTATTATTTGGTACACTTGGTTTTACAACTCAAGGTTCTAATGTAGCTAGAAAATTACAAATACAAGATAATTATACAGGTCCAAAAATAGTAAAAAAAATACAACAAAATCCTTTATATAACCAAGCTGTATACTCTTTAAATGCACAACTCAATAAAGGAAAAGTAGAATACGGACCAAATCAATCACCATATCAATATCACAAGTCAAAACTTATTCGTAATTTAACAGGAGAAACAATGTCTCCTAAACAACTTAGAGAAAATCTAGGATTACCAGAAAATACTGTTAGTAAAATGATACAGTTTGGTAAACAAGACAGTATTACTTTACCAAAAAAATGGCAAAAATTTAAAGGCGATTTTATGGAAGCAATGGTTGACAGACTTTATCCTGTAAAACAACTTGTAGATAAATTAGATAAAATAGCTAGAGAAAAGGGTGATATTTTTGGACCACTTAATCCTTATGAAGTTGGAAGAACCCTGCAAAGCTCTTATCAAAGGTCATTGTCATTCTTTGAAAATGGACCAGTTAAATTTGAAAATTTAAAAAGAACTGGAGGCGAAGGACTTAATAAAATACTTGAAACTATAACAAAAGAAACTGTAAAAGGTGAAGGTATTGTAGACACAGCATTAGGTATAAAACAAAAATTAATTCCTAGAAGAGATACAAAAGCTGTTGCAAAAGAAATGGCAGAGCTAAATTTATATCTTGCAGCAAAAAGACTTATTGAAAAATATAAAGAAGTTCTTGGAAAAGAAACACCATTGTTGCAAAAACAATTACAACAGCAAGGATTTTCACCAAAAGCATATACTGAAGCACAACAAATGGTAAGACAATATGCAGGTAAGTATGAAAAAATTGCACAAAAACTTAGAAGATATAATAAAGAATTGCTAGATTATCTACAAGATTCTGGGATTATAGGTAAAAAAGATAGACTATTAATAGAACAGGCTAACAAAGATTTTACTCCTTTCAATACATTACCAGAAGGACCAGTTAAAGGAGTTAAATGGTGGACAGGGTTTGACCCTAAAAATACTATGATACAAGACCCAATAACTTCTATGTATAGAAACACAATAATATATGTAAATCTTGCAGAAAAAAATAGGGCTATGAGATTATTTTTTGAAATGATTGAAAATAATCCTAAAGCTACACCAGAAGTTAAAAGAGTTAAAACAGAAAGAAAAGAACTTACAAAACAAGAAATGGAAGAGTTATGGAGTAACTACGGAAAGAAAAAAGATATGCCTGAAGGTATAGATATTTTTAGAGAAAATGGTATGTTTTCAGAAATCTTTACTGCAGAAAAAAAATTAGCACCAAAACAAACAATTTCTTATCTTAAAGATGGTAAAAAAACAACATATGAAGTTACAGATGTTAGTTTGTATAGAGCTTTGGCTGACCAAAACAGACTAAGTATGGGCATTTTAAGAGATGTTATAAAACCATTTCAGTTTGCTACTAAAACTTTAAGAACAGGTGCTACACTTACTCCTGAGTTTTTTGTAGCTAATTTAATTAGAGATGGTCTTTCAAGTGCAGTCATTAGTAAAAATTACCATGTGCCTTTTTATCACACAGGAACAGGTTTTATAGAATTATTTAAAGATTTTAGGTCAAGAAGAAAAGGTCAAGGTAGCACAGAAATTATGGAAAGATATTTAGTTAGTGGAGGAGGTCAAGCTAACTTTTTAGAAATGAATAAAAATTATTTTGAATCAAACCTTATAAAAGAATTTCAACATGACAAATTTGTAAATA